TTAATGATGAGGCGCTAAGCCGCAAAGTCGCTGCAATCGCCTCTGGTTGCAGCAGCCTGAAGGTAGCAAGAGCTATCAGCGGGCCGAGTGTTCGTGATGTGAAAGAAGTCGAGTTCGTGACTCGCGAGGATCCGCAGTACCGGAAGGTGAACAATCCTTACGGGCAGCACATTAACGCCCGCCAGAAGATGCGCGGGCGCAGCATTCCACTGATTTGAGGTGAGCATGAACGCTACCGAATTACAGAAAATTTTAGACGAACATAAGTTGTGGTTTACCTCGATGCAGGAAAGCGGATCGAGGGCCGACCTGTGCGGTGCCGACCTGCGCGGTGCCGACCTGCGCGGTGCCGACCTGCGCGGTGCCGACCTGCGCGGTGCCGACCTGTGCGGTGCCGACCTGCGCGGTGCCAACCTGCGCGGTGCCAACCTGTGCGGTGCCAACCTGCGCGGTGCCAACCTGCGCGATGCCAACCTGCGCGGTGCCAACCTGCGCGGTGCCAACCTGCGCGGTGCCAACCTGTGCGGTGCCGACCTGTGCGGTGCCGACCTGCGCGATGCCGACCTGTGCGGTGCCGACCTGTGCGATGCCGACCTGTGCGGTGCCAACCTGCCTGATCACACCTTCGTAATTATGGGTGAGGCGTATTACCTGCAAATCACCAACGGCGAATATATCAAGGCTGGATGTCAGAACCACACAGCTGAGCAATGGCGCTCTTTTACAAAGCGTGAAATTGCTGAAATGGATGGCCGCAAGGCGCTTAAGTTTTATCCTCGCTTGCTGGATGTTATCGATTTTTACTTGGGTAAAGGCGATAGGCCGGAATGGCTTAATGAGCCAGATGTAGAAACCGAAGACGCCGATTAGTGGGCCTTTACCAGCGGTATAGGCATCACCAAAATGAAAGAAATTAACGATTTCGTGGGCTGGGGTGTGGATGCTTATGGCAATAAGGTCCTGTTCTGTAGCCGTTGCCGCGCCGTGTTTTACAGAACGAGTGATGATTCAAAAATAATCCAGGCGAAGCGTGTATTCGGCAGAAAACACCAATGCCCTTAACAGCGGCGCTGCCGCAGGAGTGAGAGATGGGATGCGATAAGTGTGATGGAGGTTTTGTATTCAAGCGCTGCTGCTCAGGGTTGAGCGAAATGTGTGGGTGCATGGGTTACCCGGTTGCAGTGACCAACTGCAAGGCGTGCAACGCTGAAAACAAAGAACCTACCGACCCGGAGATGATTGAACAGCTCCAATATGTTGAGTGGGAAGACTAACAGGTCGCCTAGAGCGGCTTTTTTTTACGCCTGAATTTCGGAGCACACCATGATAGTCGACCGCAAAGACGGTAAATGGCGCGTCACTCCACAAGGGTGCAAGTGCCATTGGAAGGCAGAGTTAATCGAAGGTAAAGGGGTATTTGCAGGCAAGGTAATCAGCCAGCAGATGAACAAAGACCAGTGGATTAAATGGAGAGATGAGATTGAAAACTTTCAAAGTTTGGCTGGATAGCGGAGCAAATGCTTTTTCTCAGTATTCGTTAGAAGTCACCACTGATGACCTCGGCTTATCCGATGAGGAATGGGACCAATTATCAGAGCAGGAAAAAGAGGAGACCATGAAAGAAATTGCTTTCGAGCGCGCCGAATGGGGCTTCTCCCTTATTGAGTGACACCGTAAAGCCGCCTACTCAGACGGCTTTGAGGTGCTACGCACCAACGCTGTGAAGTTTCAAATGATAGAGACAGAACAGGATGCGATTTGGCCGCTTAGTGCGGCCTTCTTTTTTACACCAACCTAACCCATTCAACGGAGTATCCCCATGCAACTCGCAATTGCTGGGGCGGCATCGGGCTGCCCCAAAAACACCACGTTCGATTTCAAACTCACCGGCGCTGACGTTATGTCGTGGAAGCCTAAGAGCCGCTTACAGCAGATTTGGGAGCGCATCTTACAGGTCGTATCGCAGGAGGGGAAGCCATGAACGCACCGGCAGCAGCTGAGCAATACCAAAAGCAGCAGGAAGAGTTAGAGCGCCAGCGCAAGGAAGAAGCAGAGCATGAGCGCCTGAAGGATTTCGACTTTATCCGTGCACTATTCGAAATGGCCTGCCCGGGAGTGAAGAAATGAGCCTTGCAACCACAGTCGAAGAAAGCCGCGCTAAGCGTCGTCAGTATGCCCTCAACGCCCTCCACTACCGTCGCAAAGGCATGCGCGACTCTATGCGCGCCGCTCTCAATCTGGCGTGGTGTGAGCGATTCAACAGTAAATATTTTCTCGGGCCATGCCCGTTCTAAAGAGGTGCCACCATGAAATTTGAAAAAGCCATGAGAAAGAAAGCCAAGCTACGGCTGGCACTTACCGGGCCAAGTGGTTCAGGGAAGACATACAGCGCGCTGCTGGTAGCCAAAGGGATTGGCGGCCGTATCGCTGTGATTGATACGGAGAAAGGCAGCGCATCACTCTATTCGGATGTCGCGGATTTCGATGTTCTGGAGCTCGATCCGCCATTCTCGCCAGAGCGTTTCATTGAGGCTATCAGCGCTGCCGAGCAGGCCGGATATGACTGTCTCATCATCGACAGCATTACCCATGAATGGGGCGGCGCAGGTGGTTGCCTGGAGCTTGTGGACACTATCGCTAAGACCAAGTTTCGCGGGAACTCATGGTCAGCGTGGAGTGAAATCAACCCGCGCCACCGGTCATTTCTTGACGCAATCCTGCGTTCGTCAATGCACATCATCGCAACTATGCGCAGCAAAACTGAGACGGCTCAGGTGGAAGAGAACGGCCGTAAGAAGGTCGCCAAGCTCGGCATGAAGTCAGAGCAGCGCGATGGCGTCGAATACGAATTCACTACCGTACTGGATATCGGCCATGAGTCGCATCATGCGATCGCCAGCAAGGACAGAACGAAGCTCTTCAGCAATGCCGATCCTGTTGTGCTGAGCGAGCAGACGGGTAAGCAGTTGCTGAACTGGCTTGAATCCGGCGCTAACCCGTCTGAGGAGTCGCTGAAGGTTTTCACGCAGGCAGCAGCAGAAGCAGAGGGAATTGATGCCCTGAAGCCATTATTCGAGGAGGCGTGGCGCACCCTGCGCGGAACCGAATATCAGGCGAAGGCCAAAGAGATTTATGACATCCGCAAGGCGGAACTTGAGCAGAAAAGCGAGGCAGCATAATGGCGAGTCGTGGCGTAAATAAAATGATTTTACTTGGAAACCTCGGGAAGGATCCGGAGGTTCGCTACCAGCCATCAGGCGGAGCAGTAGCCAACCTGACTATAGCGACCTCGGAGCAGTGGCGCGACAAGTCCACTGGCGAGAACAAGGAGATAACCGAGTGGCACCGCGTAGTCATCTTCGGAAAGCTGGCTGAAGTGGCTGGCGAGTATCTGCGAAAAGGCTCTCAGGTTTACATCGAGGGCCAGTTACGTACTCGCAAGTGGCAGGCTCAGGACGGCACAGAAAAGTACACCACTGAGATAGTCGTTAACGTTGGCGGAACACTGCAAATGCTCGGCGGCAAGCAGGAAGGTGGTCAGGGAAACCGACCACAGCAAAATCAGCAGCAGCGTCCGCAGCAGCAGGCTGAGCAATCTACTCCACCGGCAAACAATGAGCACCCGATGAACTTTGATGACGACATTCCTTTTTAGGAGGAGAGATGATTTCCTGCAAAAGGTGCCATGAGATAAAGCCTCAGGACGCTTTTTACCCAAGGAATCTGGTGTGCAAGGAATGCACCAAAGCAAGGGTTGCTGAATATCAACGGGGCGTTGGGAAGCAAAGAGCTCAAGCGGCAAAACGGAAGTACGACCAGACAGAAAAAGGGAAAGCCGCTTTAGCTAAGGCTAAGGATAACTACTTGAACAACCACCGGGACCGACAGCGCTGCCGATGGGCAGTAAAGCGAGCAGTAAAATCCGGGAAGCTGGTCAGGCCTAATAGCTGCCAGACTTGCTCAAAGACATGCCACCCCCATGCCCACCATCCTGATTATGGCAAGGCTCTGTCTGTAGAGTGGCTATGTATTTCATGCCATGTTGAATGGCACAAAAACAACATACCGATTTACCCAGAAGCCTCAATTTAACCCACCAATAAGGCGCCGACCATGAACCTCACCGAACCTTCGGCGGATTCTGCACGCCCTGATGAAACGCAATCACAGCGTCTTCACCGGCTGGCTATGCAGGACGCACAGCAGCAGATTAACGCCCGGTACGGTGGTCGGTGCCGGATTGAATCACGGACGAAGGAATCACTGGAGCAACGGCGCAGGGAGCGCGCCACCCGCGAATATGCAAGAAAGGCAGCCTTCTATCCGCAGCTGCCACGAATCGTTATGACGAAGCCTGATGTCGTCTGGAACGACTATCAGACAGAGCTGCGCGGCCGCTTTGGTGCCGTGGTGCAGGATTAACTATTTTCGCTGCGGCATTGAGCCTGACAGCGGCATAAGGGGTAAGAGAATGAGTGAAGATGAGATGCAGGAACTGCTTGCTAAGGCGCGCGCCGAGGGCGTGGAGATGTTCGCCGAACGTCAGAATTCAATGGGTGGAATGCTTAACAAGAGCGACGCTGCGCTAAGATATGCAGCCAGAGCCGCCATGCGGATCGCCGCCCAACTCCGCGCAGGTAAGGATAGTGAGTAATGAAAACCTATACCGCAGCAGAACGCGCGGCGCTGATTGAGGACGCGCGCCAGGATATAGAAGGCCTGGAGTTATACATAGAAACGATGGTGAGAAACAGACCTGAATATTGCCTTTTAGACTATCGCAGCCAGCTG